GCCAAGAGCGGCGACTGCACCCGACGCAGCACCCTGCAGCGCACGCAACCCACCGCTGGCCGCTAACCGCGCGTTCTCTCCCAGAACCCGCAGGTGCGCACTGGCCGTGGCCCCGGACTGCCCGGCACCGAACAACAGCCGGCCCGCCGTCGACACCGTCGGATTGGCCTGCGCCATCCACTGCACCGACTGCCGATACGCCCCGGCGAAACCGGCGACATTCTGGCCCAGTGCCGCGATACCCGAGGCTGCCGGCGTCGCCACACGCGACATCCGCCCCAGGATCTCGGGCGCAACCCGCAACCCCGCCCACGCCAAAGCCGCCGCGGTGACCAAGCCCTGGTGGTTGCTCATCAGGCCAGCGACGACCGTCAGCGCCGGGGTGATGGTGTGCAGTACTCCGGCCGCGGCCTGCAACGTGGTGACGAAGGCCTTCCACGCCGCCCCGCCCACCTTGGCCGCCGCCGAACCGAGGGAACGGGCGATCTCACCAATCGCCGGGCCAGCCTGACGGGCGCCTTCTATCAAACCCGTGAACGTGGTGTGGGTCTCGGTCGCCAACTCCTGGATCGCAGGATTGGCGGCCAGCTTCTCCCACGAGTCGCCGACACCGTCGAGGCCCTCGGAGAACTGGCTCATCACCTTCTCGGCGGGCCCATCGAGCTTCTCGTAGGCAGATAGCCGCAACGCCTCAAGGCTGTTGCTGACCCGCTCCAACGCTCCTGGCAACCCTCGGGTCTGCGCCTTCGCCATCCGCGCCGCAGCACCGTCATCGAAGGTCTTGTCCAGGTTCTTGTCGAAGTCGGCGAGGCTTCCCAGCATGGCCCCGCGCATCGCGTCCGAGCCAAACAGGATGTTGGCTTCGGCCTGGAAGTCCTCGCTGCTCATGCGCCGCTTGGCTTCATCGAGCTGCCGGAACAAGTCCCTGAAGCCCACGAACTGCATATCGCCCGAATCCTGAAGCTTGTAGAGCTCCAGACCGAGAGACTTGATGGCGCCCTGCGCGGGGTTGCCTTGGTCGGTGATCGACTGCAACGTCGTCTTCAGCAGCGTCCCGGCGTCGGACCCCTTCACGCCGGCATTGGCCAGCATCATGATCGCTGCAGCGGTCCCGTGGACATCCTCACCGAAGCCTTTAGCGACACCAGAGACCTGCTGCATGGCCTGCGCCACGTCGATGATCCCGGCCGACGACCCGATATCAGCGTTGGCCAGGACATCGGCCACTTCACGGGCCTTCTCCGGCGCCATCTTGAAGGCGTTGAGGATGTTGGACTGGATCTCACCCGCCCGGCCGGCATCGACCTGCGCCGCAGTAGCCAGTTGCAGCGTTCCGCGCGACGCCGCGATGGCCTGGTCCGCCGACATGCCGGCCTTGGCCAGCTCGGTCATAGCTTGCGCGGCATCCATGGTCGACGTGCCGGCAAGCTCGATGTCGTTGCCCAAGGCCCGCGCGGTTTCCCGGAACCGCTTGAGGTCCGCCTCTGATGCCTCCGTGACACCGGCAAGGTTGTTCATGGTGCGGTCGAAACCGACGCCCACCGACATCATCTGCTTCAGCTCATTGACCACTCCGGCCGTGCCCGCGGCGATCCCACCCGCTGCCATGAGCGTCTTCGCCGCCGACGAGAACCGGGTGCCGAACGCCCGGCCGGCCTGATCGCCTTGCGCACCGAAACGAGAACTGTCGATCCGCGCGGTCGCCGAGAACCGCTCACCGAACACCCGACCGATCCGTGATCCCTGCGCAGCGAGCTTGTTGCCGTCGATCGTGGGATTGAACTTGGCACCGCGCTCGGCCTGCCGCATGGCACGTGTGATGTCGCGTTGCATGCCAGTTGCCCTGACAGCCAACGTGACCCACGCGGTAGCTAGCTCTGGCATCGGGTCACGCTCCTCTCAGTAGCTCGCGCACGTGCTCGGGGATGATGTCGGTGATGTCGTCGACGTCGGACCATGTGGCAGGTCCGGCGGGTTCTTCGGGTTCATCGAGTTCGAAGCCGGGCCGGAAGATCGGCTCAGGGAACGGAGCTTCCGTGCCGCCCTCGAAATGCAATGCGGCGTAGCGCCATCCGAGCTTCTGAAGCTCGTAGAGGACTCCGGCGGTCAGATCGTCGCCGATAGTCCACCCGTGGTTGATCTCGTGGTGGAGCGCGGTGGCCGGGGGTGCGGCAGTGATGTAGGCCCACAGTCCGCGCCACCCGAGCGCGTCGAAGTCCTTGCCGTCAGTGAAGAGGTCGCGGTGCAGTGCGTCGGCTAGGTCCCCGGTCGCCTGGCGGACTAGCCAGAGGATTTTCCCGGGGTCAGACCCTCATCGCCTTCGCCATGGGCGGTGCCGGCGGCAACCCACGCCTTCCACAGCTCATCGATCGGGTCACCCACGGAGTCATCCAGGGATGCCAGGATCTCGCGCACCGCGGGGCAGGAAGCGCGGTCGATGGCCGCGAACTCGATATCGGCTTCGGTGGGCAGGTTCCGGACCTTGTACAGGAACGTCTTGGAGTAGATCGCCCCGAAGGACTTGATGACGATCACCGTGCCGTCACTGAAGGTGTGGGTGTAGAGGTCTTCGGTGTCGTAGTGCGGCGCCCAGTCGTAGTCCGGGCTGCCGGGCCCGGGCGTCGGCTCAACCGGCGCGCTGGGGGCCTCGTCGCCGGCGACCACCGCGGTGTCGAATCCCACGGTGGTCGGTGCGGAGGTGACACCTACAACGGGGTCCTGCGGGGCGTCGACGATCACGTTGAACGTGTCATCGGGCATGGGAACTACGTCGAATGTGTTGTCAGACATGTCTATTCACCTTGGCTCACCTTGGCCAGAAAGAAGTGGGAGTCTCCCCGCGCCGCGCCAAGGTGGTTGTACGGCGCGGGGAGACGATCAAGGCGTCAGCTAGGACGCGACCGGGCTGACGTTCACCGCCGCACCGCTGCCGGTGAGGTCGGTGCCGTCCGCGGTCAGCACACCGCCCCCGAGCAGCACGACCGAGTAGGGGCCGCCGGCACTACCGCTGACGGTGGCCTTGCCGGCACCCAGCAGGGTCGTCAGCGCCGACTGGAATGCGCTCGCCGCGGCATTGTGTGCGAGACCAGCGGCGACCGGGACATCGTTGACCGCTGGCAGGAATGTGCCGCCCGTGGCGTCGCTGAGGGTCACGAGCCAGTTCGACGGCACCAGCTTGTCGTCCAGTTCCGTGAAGGTGTCGTTGGTGGAGCCCTGCGAGTTGGGGAACAGATCGAAGGTGATCTTGTGCACCGACCAGTCGCCGGGCTTCTCCGAGATCGGGTCGATCTTGTCGGCCTGAGCGTCGTAGATGACGCGGCGACGCTTCACCTTGCCATCGAAGGTGTCGACGATGAACGCGCCGTGGTCGAGCTGGTCAGCGACACTGCGGGTCACGATGTGCGTCCCGTGCTCGGCGGTGGCCGGCGTGACGGTGACGTTGGCCTCGCCGTACACCAGGGCCATCACCGCGGGGTTGAGGATCTCGATGAACGTGAGCTCGAAGGTGTCGTCCTTGGCGGTCTGCACCGACCGCACCTTGTCGCCGTTCCAGTCCTTCTTCTTGTCGGTCTGCCGCTCGGAGTTGTAGGTGTAGCCCTCGTCGGAGACGCCGCCGAGGCGGATGCATCCCTCCGGCCGGGGAGCCCACGCGGTGGTGGGCAGGGCGATGCCACTGGGGACCTTCCAGATTCCGCCGGTGACCTTGGGGACACCGACGAAGGTGTTCTTAGCGTTGGTGTGCGCCATTGTTCATTCCTCCATGCAGGGATTTCGCGCCTTTGGGGCGCACAACGAAAACCCGTGCAGCGGTTGCTGAACGGGGTCACCTTGGCTTGTTGTTACGACGTCACGCTGGACTGGATGGTCCAGGTGTTGTTCACCTGCCATCGCTCGTACGAGGGCAGGTCGGGATCTTGCGAGACGAACGGGCCGTGCATCTCGCACGGCTGACTGACGAGCTGCTCACCGTCGACGACGATGTCCGGCGCGGCACGCAGGATCGCCCCGCACAGCCCGGCCAACTCTTGGCACCACATCTCGTCGTCGCCGTAGACGTGAGTGATGGTCTGGCACGACATGGTGCGCAGGCAGATCTCCCGGGCCGGCAGCGTGTAGAAGCGGATGAACCGCTTCGGTAGCGGCGAGGGAATCTTGGTCGATACCACCACTGCCCCGTATCCGCGCGGCGCGATTTCCTGCAACAGGATCTTGCGGCCGAGGCTGTCGGTGTCGGGGAATCGAACCAGGTCAACCATCAGATGCTGCGCTGCAACGCATTCGTCTTGGCTTCGTGGCGAATGGCCCGCTGCCCGACGGTGACGATCCGCCGGCGAGCACGGTTTTCGTCGCCGGCCTCGTAGGCCTTGTAGTACGGCTCGTCGGCCGCCGGCGAGGTGGTCGAGGGAACGGAGTTCGCGCGCTCGGTGATCTCGTCAGCGTGCTGGTCCAGGGTGGCGTTCGCGAACGCCGAGGTGAGCAGTTCCTGGAACCCTGCACTGTTGAACTCGATGTGCATCTACACCACCGCCTTGAGGTCAATGACCAGTAGATCGGGTCGCTTCCACGGTCCTTTGTTGTAGTCGCGCGGGCGGCCGATCGCTTCGAAAGTGATTCCCTCGATGACGAACTGGTCGCGTTGATCGACCACGAGAGACGAGCCGACCACCAGGCGCAGGTCGATCACCGCAGGATCGCCGCCGGTGGGCGCGAAATCGGGTTCCGAGGAGATTCGGGACTCCGACATCGGGGTCCACCACACGCACGCGACGTCGACCGGTGCCGCCCAGTCGTCCACGGCGTTTCCGTGGCCGTTGACCGCGCCCGGCGGCCGGTAGGCCTTGTGCTGGCAGGTGAAGGGCAGCGGGACCGCGCTCACGATGTGGCGAAGTTCCCCACGCGGCCACGGCAGCCGTGCCGGCGCAGCTGGTTCTTGTCCTGACGGGTCAGCCACACCCCGCCCGAGGTAGCGTCGGCGGAGAATCGCCGTGTGTTACCAAACGGACCCATGGTCTGCTCATCGGAGGACACCCCGACGGGAACGTCAGCACCGAGCGTTCGAGCGACCATGCGTGACACCACGATCGGTACTACATCCGGTACCGGATCCGGCGTGCAGCCCAGGAACTCGACCGCGGCGGCGGTGGCTTCGGCGAGCAGTCCCGGTATCCGGGCGTTCTCCTCAGTTGTCGGTTGTCGCCCGAGGCGTTCGGACACGTCGGCGGTGGTGGCCAGAATCTGCATCGCTACCCTCACCTCCCGAGTCGGCCTGGGCATCTGGGTCAGTCAGGTCTTCCCCGACTTCCGTCACCTCGGGGGCGGGGTCGCCGGTAACTGCATCGCTACCCTCACCTCCCGAGTCGGCCTCGGCATCAGTCAGGTGTTCCCCAACTTCCGCCCCGTCGGGGAGGGGGCCGCCCGCCGTGAGGCGAACGACCCCGTCACCGAGATGGGCGTAGACAACCCCGACGAGGTCGCTACGAATCCGCATCACGACACCACAGTGGCGACCATCGATGCGACCGGGTTCACCAGCACCGGCACGGCGATGGCGTTGGAGTGCACCCAGACCGCGATCGGGTCGCGGGTCTTCCACGCTCCCACCACCAGACCGGGCTGCTCGGCGGCAGGGATGCCGTACTCCGGCTCGGATGCCTCCAAGGTCTGCCCGCAGAAGGTGCCTCCCAGCTCGTTGGAACCGTTGGGCTCCACCGGTGCCGGCAACAGGAACAGCTTGTTGGGCGACAGCACCGCCTGGCCGCGGATCTTGCGGTCGAAGATGTAGATCGGCGGCAGGTCGTAGCTGGCCAGCACGGCGTTGAGCGCTTCCATCGAGACGATCGACGGAGTACCCGCGGTCGTGGCGACCAGCGCGCGAATCTCCTCGGACCGCTGCAGCGCCGCAACAGCCTTGCGCGACGTCACCATCGCCCCGGGCATGTTGCCGTTGTTGCCGTCCTTGTAGACATCGCACCAGGCGATCAGGTCGTCGATCGCCTTCGGTGTCCCCGAAGAGGCGTTCCACAACACCGATGCCGTGACCGTGTTCCCCGCCGGACGCCCAAAGCTCAGGGTCTGCTTGACCCCGTTCTCATCGATGGCCAGGCCGCCGGTTTCCAGCGCCTGACCGCGGGCGATCTCCAGCCGGTCAACGACAGCGTTGACGACGCGCAGTGCGGCCTTCTCGACCCCACCGAGGGTCAGCGCTGCAACGTCACCGCCGCGCATCCGCAGCTGGTCGTACTCCGAGACGCGTTCCTTGAGGCCCAGGGGCAGCAGTTCGAACACCTTGCGTTCGCCCTTGCCGCCGGATCCGATCGGGGTCTCAGCGTCGAAGCTGCGGTACTGCGCCAGCTCCCCGGTGCCGTCTTCACCGACGACGGTGCGCACCACCACGTCGGCGACTTCGGTGTTGGGCAGCCACCGCGCCAGCGTGCCCTTGCGCCGCTCGATGTCTTCCTGCGCTGCACGGGCGAACCCGGTCAGCTCGGCCGGCGAGATCAGTTCGGTCCACAGTTTCGCCATGATCAGGCCTCCAACACGAACAGGCCGCTGGTCACCGCGTTAGCGAGAACCGGGGACGGCAGCTTGGACAAGATGATCCGGCCGGTCCAGATGGCCGGGGCGGTGAGGTTCCCGGCACCGGCAGTCACCGACTGGTCGGTCAGAATGAACCCGGCGAGGGTGGCCGCCGGCCCGGGCGCAGTACTGCCTTCCCCGGCAGGAACGGTGGCGTCCTTGTTGTAGGGAACGGCCAGGCCATCGACCAACGCGTACGGCTCACCGGACTTGATGCGGCCGGAGCTGATCTTGGCCGACCACGCCGAAATGTTCAGCGTGATCGTCTTTGCGGTATCAGTGCCGGAACGCGAACCGAGCCACGACTGGTCGCCTGCACCGAAGGACTCAGAACGCG